CGATGTATAAGGTTTTGGGTATAAAAAAACCGCCTGCCAATGCAAGCGGTTATCGATTCAACATTCTATCTCGTTGCTGACCGACTTCAAGAGAAAACAGAATTACATTTTCATAACTCACATCTTCTCCTTTCTCGATATAATCGATTATCAGTTTCCGGTCTTCATCAAATTCACTTTCGGCTAATACACCGAGGATATAGTCATCATCGCGCGAAAACTGTCTCAGTTTCTCTATCAACTCTAAAGTGGTTTGGGAGCGTTGTTTTACACTACAATATTCAGAAACAGTCATTACTTAATCGCCCTCTTTCCAATGATTCTAAAATTCCCAGAGCCGTTATTTTCCACAGTGTAATAGAAATCGCCTATTGCCTTTCTGAAAACCTTCTTACTCCTCTGCTCCAAAGTAATGTTAGTTTCCAACTCACTCATAATGTGTGCATATTCTCTTTTGGGGAGAATAATAGTCGGATACTCCTTGCTTGATTTTGCAAAGTGTTGAATATCTATTCTCAAGGAAGTTCCACTATTCTTTATTTTACCACTTAATGAAGATTTTTCAAGCGATTTCAGCGTATTTGTAGTATTATTTTTCGCGCCGGAACTTGTTCTTCTTCCGTTGTATCCAGCTGTATATGTACGCGAATAATCATTAAATAAATCGTGCTTTTGACAATGCTCACGAAGGAGCTTTTGACGGTTCCGGAGCTTGCTTTTCGCTTGCTGAAGGTCTTGTGAGAGCCCCTCTTGGAGTTCAGCTGAATCAGCGGCATCGAAACCGGCTTGCAAGGTCGAAACCTCGCGCTTGGCTTCGCGCACCATACGTTCATACCGTCTTTGCTTTTGTTCGATTTCATAAAGCCTGGCGTTCTCTTCGTTGTCGAAATTTGCCATATCATATGCCGGCTTTGAATAGCCTTCAAAAAACGGAAAAAAGCTGTGCCGGCAATTCCAGCCACATAGTCCGGCACCTGTTCCGTATCCTGTTGATTCCACGAAATTTGGATATTTAGTTGAATCTCCAGATCTACTGAATATTTTTCCTTGCCACACTGCGTGTGATGGGCGCGCTCCCATATGCGCTGTTGTTTCCACCAAATCGGTACCCAAAATGTCACAGTTCGCAAGTTGTAGCTTTGCACAGCTTTGATTTACAGCCGTAGTCAAAGCTCTACGAACTGCGTTTTCCACGGATGATTGGTATTCACCGCCGCCTTGTTGTGGATAAGCAATTTTATAGATACCTTGTTGAGCGAGCTTTTTGAGCGCCCTTCTTACGGCTTCCTCGCGCGTCTGTGCGCCTGTAATGTATTGCAGGTATGAAACGTCAATGGAGTTATAAAACGCGACCTGCGCCGCGCCTGCCGTTGTTCTCGTAAAATTGCTTACAAGCTGATTGGCGTTGTTCACGCCCTGTAACATTATTGCACGAAAGGCAGGATTATCTTTAACTTGAGACCAAGACATTTTTAAATCAGCAGGAATAACATCAATATCAAAAGATAATGCACGTTTGTAGCTATCCATAAGCATTCTTTGTATTTCAACTTCACTTTTATTGGTTGCAGCGGCGAGCTGCTTCACAGCGTTATCGTTAAGCATTCCCGCCTCACGCATTTTCTGCATCTGCCATCCTGCTGTATTAGTCACATAACCGGTCTTGATTATCCTTCGGGCTATGTCTGCGATAATCTCATTTTCTGCTTGGGCAAATATATCAACGACTCCATCAGCTACACCGGTTAAGTATCGGGGAGTTAAAATCAATCCTTATCACCCGTGTCCCCAAACAAAATCGCTTCATCAGAGCGACCTTTTTTTATTTCTGCTATTTTTCTGCGGGCAGTTTCTTCATCTTCTCCTCGCCAAGTCATGCGATATTCATAACCATCAAGTAAGTTTTGGGAAACCTCCTGTAGGTCGCGCATCCTCTCGGTGTTAGCGTCAACGATGACACTGTCATCCCAAACATATGCAACTTCATATTTACCCGCCGGACATAACTTATAAAGAATCGTCAGCTCTTCTATAGCTATGACAAGACAATCTAATGCATACTGTAAGCTCTGTTGTATGTCTGAAATAGTAGAATATGTACGCTGTTTAGTTGTGGTTATCTCTGTAGCTGTCTTTACATCCTGATTCAAATCGGATATTGTTCCGCGAGCTACACAACAGAGGTCCTCGATCTGCATCAACATTCTGTTCATGCCGCGGATGTAATTTTCATCTCTGATAGCCGGAGTCCAATGCTTAAACAATTCAGAGCCAGGCACCTTAGCAGAATCCAGAGTGTTAATTCGATACAACCGTTCTTTTCCTTCAGGTAAAATAGGATCGCCGTTTGCATCGATATTAAAAGCATCGTCAGCGGCATCAATTGCCGCCTCAGTTGCTTTATATTCCCAAATAAGACGCTGATACTGCTTGTCTGCTTCCTTAATAACATTTACCGCACGAGCAAACACCGAAACACCCAGAGGTGAGTTTGTATCAATCGTATTACCAAGCGGGATTTTAAAGTATGCATAAAGCGGTTCTTTAACATTATCCAAGTTAACTTCTGGTGCAATGTCTGCCCAATCAGGGACTTCGGTTAATTCGCACGGGTCTCCTAATGAGCTCTCATCATTGGAAACAAAGCATTTATTTGTTATTCGGTATTTATCACCGCCAAGCATCTCGTGCTTCTCAAAACGTTTATATATTTTTTTACCTTTGTAAAAAAGGAAACGAAAATAGCCTCCTGTAATCCGTCCGTTACCATCAAATTGCGTTGGATAAAAATCACTGGGCAAAACTGTCTCGATTGTTATGTTCTTCCCACAGATGTATGGCTTAAAAATAACGCCACCGGTGGCGCAAGCATATTCTACTTTTGAACGAATATTGGATAAAAACGGTTTCATCTGAGTAGCAATAAACTCGGCCATTGGTGTGTCGCCTGTGATATTCATTTCCATTTCGAGAGTAACGCTTCGCGCTATTTCCGCTGTAATAATAGTTGGAATGCCAAGCGACTGCCCTTCTTCGTCAATCCAATCAGCTTCACCCAAATACATATTGAGCCAACTTGTTATAGCCTTTTGCATTCTGTCTGTTGACAAATTTTCAATCTCGGCAACTTCGGGATTGACTTTCATGTTGTTACCAAAAACCAAGTTTTTCACCGTCCTAATGATATTTTTTACGCCTTCAAACGCCATTTTTATCACCTTCTTTACACCTTTGCGAACCTTGAACTGTCACGCTCAAGCGTATATTCAAATGCTCGCAGAAGGTTGATGTTTTTAACTTTTCTTTCTTTATTGTTTTTTTCTGTGTAGATTGCAGCGGAAAAAGCCATCGACAGTTCTTTACATTCGTCTGTCAATTGAAGTGTTCCCCGCTGAAACATTGAGTTAGTTAATCGAATTAAGTCTTTTTCTTTCAAGTTGGCTGCCAGTCTTATTTTTGTATTGACTCCTTGACGTGGTGCATCATTTTTCAATTCTCGTTGCAATGTGTATTCATCAGCATCAACATAAGCACCGTCAATTCTTCCGTAGAGCCGTGTAATATCATCACAAAACTTAAAGAAGTGCGCCTTTAATCCAGCTGAATCATAAGATGGGCAAACTTCTGAACGAATAACTACCATTCCTCGATATCCGTTTAAAACTCCAGCCGCAACAAATGCCGCGCCAGAATGTTTATCAATGATAGATAATCCTATGTATATCTTTGTGAATTGATAAATATCTTCTTTTTTCGTATAAGCCAACATACCACGGAGCATAAACTCGATATACACCATATTGGCTGAATAACAAGAAAGCGCCAGCGCGTCACCCATATCGGGAGACGGCAACTGACGCTTTTTCAAATCTTCTTTTGATTCAAGTTTTATAACACCTTTGGAATTAACTGTATATTTTCTTGTGGTTAACTGTCCGGATAACTCCTCGTCATTAGGTAAGCATAAAACCTGTTGACGAAGAAGCTCTTTTACGACGCCCCACATATATCCAGATATATTAGTGTAACTTTCTTCTGCAAATTCAGGAGGAGATGATGCGAAATTCACGGGAATAATAACCATTCCCAATAAACCTTCTTCATACCTAACTTCGCGGAGTCTGTCTGTAACACCTCCGCCCATACCGGTATCGTCAATAAACACATAAATCAAGCCGTGATAGTCAGGATATCTTTTCCTAAGTTCTTTATACGACCTGATAACTTCACCGGTTGTGACCATAAGATCTTGTTTGGTTCGCCTGTATTCTAAGTTAATCAGATTAGATGCGTTTGAATAAATCACAGTTTCGTCATCGCCAAATCGAGCAACATCGACACCTAAACTAATTTTAAATATCTCGTGTTCTTCTCCGAAATCAAGCATCATAGCCTTTTCGACATCAGAGAAAGGAATAAACACATCATCCTCAGCGAGAGGAAACAAGCCGTGTACACGTACACGAACCACATTGCTTTCAGCACCATATTTCTTTTTTAGAGCTGCTATGTTTTCTTTATTGGTTCGTTTGGATTTCTCCGCATCAACCGTCATAGTGTCCCAGCTCTCTTTTTCTGAATTATGGCTGTCGTAGAACATACCGGATGTCTGCGTCGGGTTGCCGACAAAAATGAGTTTATTATTAATGCCGGTTAACGTACCTCGAATAGCCTCGAGAACTTCCTCATCAACGCCGGACGCTTCATCCACAACAAAAAGCATGTTATCCTCGTGAAAGCCCTGCATGTTCTCAGGTTTTGAGGAAGCACGAGCAACACCGAACCAGCGTTTTTCTCGGCCTACAAAATAGATATATGTTTTAGTCCATTTGAGCACGTGAACAAGCAGCGGAGATTTCTGACGCCATTTTTCAAGTTCTGCCCAAAGAACGTCATTAAGCTGTTGCCGTGTTGGCGCAGTAGCGACAACACGAGCGTTTGGAAAGCAAGTAAGAAACCAAAGAAATACAATCGCGGACCATGCCGTTTTACCAACACCCTGTCCGGACTTAATAGATACACGTTTGGAGCGCTGGACTTTCTTAAAGCCCTCTGATTGCCATTCATCCGGAACGAAGCGAAAATTATCCCAAGCGAAAAGCGCAATATCTTTACGCCAGAGGGGGACACGACGTTTAAAGAAACCGATATAATCATTCTTCCGTTTCTTCATATACGTCCTCACTTTCATCAGAGCCTTCTATTGCGGTAACAAAATCCTTTAGCCAGTTATCGTCATTATTACCATTTGCTCTACGAACCTCATCAAGCGTCTGTAGCGTTCTGGCTTTTGCTTTCTGGACAGACGTTAACTCGCGTTCAAGTCGAAGAACGGCAATTTCAGCTCTTTCAAGATTAGTTGATTTCGTGGAACCTATAATCCGAGTTCCATTTCCGTCTGGCTTAGTTTGAACACTTATGTTTGTGCTCACCTCAACATTTCCTTTAAGGGTTACTTCATTTAAGCTGTTAATAGCTCTTAAAATCCGTCTTTCTCGAATGGTATAGAGTACAACTTCTTCGTGTAGATTGTCCTCGGTGTCTGTATCTTCCATATCTTCGGCCATAGCACGTTCTTCATCGGTGAGCTCATCCCATTTCACAACGGAATAACCGCCGTGCTTAAGAGCGTTTTTACTACCTTTGGGTGCGCCGCCGCTGTTTCCTGCAGCGTTTTTGTTTCCAAGCGGTGCACCGCGCGGTTTTGGTGCGTCTTTATGCGACTTTTTTTCGCTTTTTTGGTTGCGACCTCTTTTCCCTTTTAGTTGCGACTTTTTGGACTTTCGTCGCGCCGCCTGGATTTTCTTATCGTTATTCCAATGTCGAGAAGCCCACGATTTCACAGTTGACTCGGAAACGCTATGTTTTTCGGCAATCTCCTTGTAAGACAATCCAGCTTTGTAGTCTTCCAGTGCCTTATCTCTGTCAGCCATTGAAATCCCCCTCTCCTTTGGTCGTTAATGTTTTTTTGGCAAAATTCAAAGAGGAAGCTGAGAACAACCGCGCCGTCATCTCAAAATCTTTATCACTATAATTCTCCTCTCAATCATGATTTATCGAAATAATATGCGATTCCTGCAAGAACAAAAAAGACGCAAGGTAAAGCTACACCATTACCCCACATCTTATATTCTGCGCTATCTGAATGTGGCTGCTTAAGCCACTTGATGATTTGTTTATCGGTTTTAGATTTCTTTTCAGGAGAAGTAATCCGTCTGTGTGTATCAAAGATTTCACGCCATCTGGCAATTTCTTCTTCTGAAGGATTTATAGTTTCAAGAGAACTGCACCACCAATCAGGAAAACCTTGCAACCTTGCACACTCCGTTGGTGTTAATCTACGAACAGTATAACCATCATTTGGCTGTGCGATAGCTCCAGGGCCTTGCGCAATCAAGGTAGGTTGAGTTTCTTCCTTGATAGATGGATTGAATTTAGCGTTCTTACCTTGATTAAAAGCGTCGCGCCCAATACCATAGCATACCGCTTGTGGAGCTTTATAATCTCTTGCTGCCAAGGTTGGTGATACATTTTCAGCTGTATGCATAAAACTACCCGTTGTTGTTGCTAACACCGCATGTCGGTCAACGGTATTCAACGTATATGATTTTTCCTCAGTAACGCCTTTACCATTTGGTCCATTCCATTCTTCACGACCAATAACCGAGCCTTGAATACAAATAGCTGATTTGTCTTCTGTTTTATTTTCAGAAGGAACAAAAACAGACTGATCATTATTGCAGGAAAGTGTTGATGATTTATTTTTCTGAATCAGTGGACCTTTCCCCCCACCTTCACAACCAGACCGCATCTTTAAAACAAGCGGAATATTATTTCCGCCGGTTCCCATTCTCGAGGTAAGCGTCTGAACGTTTCCGTCATTTGATATATTAATTCTTCCATCTGTTGGATGATTATCGAGCAACACTGTATTATTCTGATTAAACTTATCCATAACACAAGGTGGATGATTTGACGTGGCTCTGAGTGTAGCTGTTCTATGTTCTGTAACACTCATCACACTTCCACCCTGGTCATTCAAACATAAGCCTGCCGCTGTAACGCCTTTCTCAGTATTTCCGGTAGCTCTTTGCCACGCACGGAAGCTCTCCGCAGAATACCCAGACAAGCCCTCGGACTTAAATAATACTTTCCAGGCACTTGTGCTATTAAAATCTGCGACAAGAAAGATTCGTTTTCTTCGTTGGGGCACTCCCCAATATTGAGCGTCGA